TGGCCATCCGTGCCTGTCGTCCCTTTCATACCCTCCTACCTCCCGCTGTTTGACAGCGGGAAATGGTCGATCCTGGCGTCTTTACAGGCTCTGAAGTGGTTCCGGGCCGGGCGGCCCGGACGAATACCACGCAGAGTCCGTTAGGACAACAGGAGCTCTAGATGCTTGCAGATCCCCAATCGGCGACGTTCACCTTGGGTGCTAAAACCCTGGTGCGCATCAATCAGGACCAGTACTCTTCCGAGTACTACCTTCGTGAAAGCGACGCGGAGTATCGTCTCCGTATTCGCCATCAGAAGGTCGCGCCGTCTGCGAAGTACCCTCTTGGTCTCGACCGTCACAACGTCGAGCTCACAGAGACGTTCTTCGCAACGCCGTCTGTCCCTGAATTCTCACGCAAGTGTTATGGGGTCATGGAGGCGCCCGCCTCCAAGATCAATAACGCCATGTGGAGTTGTTTGACGCTCTGGCTTAGCGCCGGAACGCCAGCCAACTCTTCGTCAGTTAACCAGTGGCAGTCGTAAGACTACGCCGGTCTCTGACCGTGTGAGCCGACAGGTTCGCCTGGTTCGGGTAGGTCCTCCTCCCGGACGTAAGGGTCTTCAACGCATCGCGTACGACATTTGGAGGAATCCTATGTCTAACCGGTACGTTAAAGAGCTGAGCTGCATGGCCGAGCGTCTTGTGAGGGACGCCAGCTATGCATTCCCATCCCTACGTGAGGAGTTCGAGAGAGATCTCCTACGCCTCCGTAGCCTCTCTTACAGTCGGGGAATCCACTTCTACGTGGCCGACCTGCCTGCGGCTGGTAAGCACCTTGACAAGTGCCTTGCCACTGGCGAGTACAAACGATCAGGACTGCCCTGTACAAGGTCAGTCTCAAATCGGGTAGTGATCCCGGTGTTTCTCCGGGGACTCTACCTACTCGTATTCAGAGAGGACGGAAGTCTGTTGGATAAGCCCTCGATCGAGGCTATCTTCTTCTTGAGGCAGATCCTCTGCTTCGCTAAGAAGACCGAGATCGAGTGCTCTCAACGAGCCAAGGATCGCGAGATCCGAGAGTTCGTTGAGCTCGACGTTTCCCTCCCAGAGCCCTCCGGGTTCTGGTGGGATGGCCCAGAGTCGCTAAGTCAAGTACCCGATACGAGTTTCACCTCGTTTGGGTACCGCGACCCTGGTCTTGTCGAGTTCCTGGGGAACCTGGACACCGTTTCAGGTATCCTCGCCTCCACCCTTGGGTCTTACGACTCTAGTCAGTGGAGGCACAGACACGGCCCTGGCGCTATCTCGGAGGTCACCGGTCCCACCAACAAATATACTTGGAGGAACTGGAGTGACCGACTTGAACGGCAATACCCAATTGCTGATTGTGGTTTCCACAACTACAGCAGTTGGGCTGGGTCTGTGGGTGATCGTGACGTTGGGTCGACTGATCCATCG